CTCTATAGCTGTTACTACCGCATGACCCCCAAGCTCTGTCATGAGCCCCCCGCCAAATGGTGCGCCGAAGAACCTCTCCGGGTATTTGTCTATATTGACCTTCTTCCACCAATGCATGAAAGTTCCAAAGGCATCACCGGCTCTTTCTCCAAGTCCCTTGCTTCGCTCATATTCGTTATGTCTAACTTCGCCATCGGCTTCTTTATACTCTTCATACATGTACTGAAGGTCGTCATCACTGTATACAGCCTTAATATTTGTACCAATCAAGTCTCTTCTAACACCATTTGGGGCAACAAGATTAGGAATTACAACTGTCTTATCACCCACAGTCATAACCACAAGTTCGACATGGCCCTGATTCTCTGGTATACCAGCCAACTCTGTTAGATCCTCTGCCATTCGTGTGTAGAAGTCAGCTTCTTCTGGACCACGCGTCATGTCATCGGGGTCTATGTTCATAAACAGAGAGTTTTGGGGTCCAAGACGAAGAAACACTCCCTTCTTATTTACAATATTATCCTCTGCCCAGGTGATTGTTTGCTCTCGTTTCTGACTTGTTGATCCGCTGAATTTTCCGTAAGCGTCTGCGAGGAAGGGACCAATGATATCAAAAAGATATGCATCCGGTTTTTGTGCATCAGAATCGAAGAAGTCTCCTACAGTTTCGATAGTCTGTAATAGGGGAGAAACCAGTCTGACCCCACTAACTACGGGATCGTCCATTATACCTGGGACTACGTCTTCATGAAGATCAAGATTACGTCCAGAAAGAGATTTAATAATAGCATCCCTATCCGCTGCACTTAGCTCAGAGACATCCCCACGAAGTAGAACGTCTGGGAGTCTTTGTCTCAGGGCATTAACAAGTCTAGCGGCTACAGGAGTATTATTATCTCTGATGCTGTATGCATCTTCAAAAATATCTGCAATAGGAGTATCTTTAATTCCAAGGACTTCTGCACCGCTAACTCCCTTGACTCTAATCTTCTCATATATATGATAAGAACGAACGAGTGTCTCGGGAATATCGTCTACCGAGATTTCATATACATCTCGTGGAAGATCAGCAAAACCCGTTTCCCATGTGCGCTCGCCTACATCACGAGCACCTTGTGGAGTACCCCCAGGACCAGTAGCACCTAGATGGAGTAAGGCTTCCGCATCACGTTCAATTGCGGCACCGAGAAGACCCTGAATTGTTGAGTTCTGAAGTCCTAGTTTCAGTGTAATCCCGGCGATCACGTCTGCGCTAGTTGGTGTCCAATTCGTAATATGCGGAAGAATTAGCGTATTATATATCTCCTTTTCTATATATCTACGTGCTTTGGTTGGTCCGAACTTCGTCCCATCGGGCTTGTCTAGTGTGATTGTATCAGGATCAATATACTCAGCAAGTATTTCCGTTGCAGTCTCAATAAGAGTCACGGGATTCCCGTGTCCTCCCGTTGCACCTGCAATAATACCAGCATGTTCCCCACCAAATTCTGAATCACCCGCATCCGTGCCATGGAAAAGTCTTCCAATAACACTATGTGCTCCACCCAATGTTCTAGATACACTAGCCTCTATATCGGCCATGGTCGGTAACACAACTTGAGATATCTGTTGCTGTGTATTGATTTTGTTCCGCGTTGATATATATGTATTCTCAATTTTAAGCTGGTAGCTATTATATATAGTCTCATCATCGCGCGGCCACGGCACTGTCGGTTTGCCATCGGCATCAACTTCGTACGTTAGACCAAAATGTTCTATAAGTTTTTTACGTGTGGTAGCATACCAGTTCTCTAGATCTGCTATAGCTTTGTCTTGAGTAGATTGTCGATTCCGATGCTGTGCAGAGTACAAGCTAGGATCATTATTAATTGAAGTATCTAGAATGTTATAGAAGTTTGCATTTTGTGTAGCGTCCCATGTATTAGTAGCTTGAGTAAGATCCGTAGTTTTCTGCTCAATAAGCAGCCTATTCTCTTCAATATCAATAAGCTTACCCGTTCCACCCTTCAATTTATCAAGGATCTCAGTACCGATTTCTGGATCAAATACGCCAGTGCTGAGTTGATTAAGAATTGATTTAATAATAAGCTGTGACCCCAGATTATTATCTGCTGTCAAAAGCCCCTTCCCATACCACCCGGTATTCGGAGCGCCTGAATCCGTAGAATCAGAGCTGCCATTCATTTTCTCGTTTAGTGTATCGGCAATACTCTTAATAGCCTTTGCTTTCTCCTCTCTATATTCTTTAGTGCGGGGATCCATACCCTTCAATATAGATAGCCCCTCAAGAACAATATTACCTGTCTCAATTCCTATATCATGTAGAGCTTGAGATTTTCTTTCTTTTGCTGCGGTAACTGTCCACTCGGCTACACGAGCTTTCCCCTTATCAATCGCCTGGGAATTAAAGCCATCATCAAACCATGTGTTTCTACGAGTATCTGTAGTCTGATGCTCATCAAGCATTTCTTGGTGTATCCTCTGTGGAGCATCAATATCCTGCAATTCCTCCGTAGACAGCGTAGACATTCTCTCTTCATATTCTGTATTAAAATCTCTACCCGCTAAAATTCCAGAAGTAATCCATGCTCCTTGCATCATCGGGGGTGTCCAATCAAGTTCACCGGCCTTCTCAAGCCTCCTAAACTCTTTTTCATTTTCAGTAACAAAATTCTGAGCTTTCTGGATGTTCTCTTTAGTTACTTCTTTACCAATTTCAGCACCATATCCTGCCAGAGATTCTGACAAACCAGCAAACCCTTCTGCTTGTGCGGACAACTCTGCACCAGCACCGGGTAGATACCCACCAGCAGCGGGAGGATGGGTGTACCATCCAGGACCACGGAATTGACCAATTTGTTTTTTAGGGTACTGTGCCATGAATTATGCCCCCTATCGTTGTGAACGTAGGACGTTTAGGATCATCTAACCTCCAATCGCCAACCACACCTTTAGTCGGATCTTCCGTTTTCTGGTCAGTAGTTGTAGCTGTAGTAGGCATATCTATCTCACCATCCTGAAACCAATCTGAAGTATCGATTCCAAAAGTCTTATCGGTTGTTCCGAAGATCTTATGCTCCATATATAGCCCTTGAACAAAGGCTTGCCCAATACCAAGTGCCCACTCAAAAGCACCTGCTGCTTCCGTCTTCTGAAGACGTTGCTGCTTTAGGTTCTGAATCTCGTGTTCACGTATATCACCAGCAGCGGCATGTTTTCTTCTTAGTGCGCTACGAGCACCGAAAAGTTCTGCTAGTGCCTGTGTCCACTGCTCTGTTAAGACTTCAATATCAACACCAGCAGCACCAGCAACAACTGCTGTTGCTCCTTGAGCACTACGAATTTTCCTGGTTTCCTCATCTGCCCATTCAACGACAGCAGCTTCTTCCTGAGTACGACGAAGGTTTTCCGCAGAACGTGCAAGACCGGCAGCATTTCTGATTGACTTACGCTCTTCAGATTTTGCTTGTTCTTCTAGTGTTTTTTGGACGATGGTAGTATATACCATAAATTCGGCATTACACATTATCCTTCCTCCATTCAATAAAGTTAAATGCTGATCCTTCCGGTCCAGCTTGTACCTCTTCTAGAACTTTGAATCCAAGCCACTCATACCATTCACGATGTTTCTTATTTCTAACATCAGATAATGACCATAAAGATTCATAGGTCTTTCCTAATTTTTTGATCGTATTCTTTGACGCACGAAGAAACTGCCAACGGACATCTTCAATTACGTCAGATCCCATAAGCCAAATAAACGCACTACCATCCCCAGTGTCTTTATATCCATAGAGCCCAATAGGTTCTCCCTCAACCTCTAGACACCAACATGCATCGCAGTCACGAATACCTTTTTCAAGGGACTCAGGACCAACCTCACCCGTTGCTGCCATCATTTCCTGCTGATCGGCTTCACGAAGATGGGGGGCCAGGGCAGTTCCGTCTCCAATCTCGGCTTCTCTAATAAGCATCTTAGCCACCTGCGATCTCCTGTACGGCAAAGTCATATTTAAGGATTTGAAACATTGCATTCCATGGTTTCTCATTCTTCACAGTAAACGCCAAATCAGGCAGATGCTTTCGGATAGCAAACATTACATCTCCAGTCTTTGTACTTTTAGAGTCTGCTGCTGAGATAGTTTGGGTATATGTTGCGTCCTGGATTACATCAATTGAAAATTCGTTAGCCATACTGTACGTTAATCTGCCAGATTTGGCGAAGATATTCCTACCAGATAGTGATCCTTCTTGAGTTGAGGGGATAAACGGCCCATATGTAGCATTCATTGTGTACTTTAAACCGACGTAGAACTCTTTACCACTAAGGTTTACCCCATGCAGAGTAAGTCTTGTTGTTGCTTGAGCCGCAGGAGTGCCTTCATCAGCCCCGTGTCCAGCAAGACTTCCATCACTCGCAAGCTCCACGGTAATAGTTCCAGTCGTCGTCCCACTTAAAGCATACTCGTAGATTGTTCCTGTATCATCTGCCATAACAATAACAATATTTTCATCATTCGATGCAAGCAGCTTATACTTCAGATCAATAGTCGAATTCTCTGTGGCGTTTGTCCTCGCAAATACTCCACCAATACTAAGATCCGCACCATCACGGTCACCTATCACTTCTGATGTTTGTGTTGCATTAACAAAATTTGCAGCTTTATGATCGATAAGTACAGTACCAAAGTTTGTTCTAAGATCATTCGTTGCGCTAGAATCACCACCCTGAAGCATGTTATCTTCCGAGGTTAGATCGAGATCAATGTACTCCAAGCATAGCATATTGTTTGTATCGGTCAGCATATAAAGACGATCACCAAACATCATGATATCATGAATTTGATAATCAGTACCAAACGTCCACTTCATCCATGCTGAGTGTGGTCTCCCTTCCGATGTATCCATCCAAGAGTATACATACAGATCTGTATTATCCGTTGATGTTGGTGCTCCATCATCTAGATAAAACAGCATATTATATTTTGAGCTTCCTGCCATACGTCTAGGAGATCTGGGAAGATATCCTGGAGTATTTAGAGATGTATCAATTACGTCATATTGATCTGCAACTCTTGCGCTCTTCTTAAGTGCAGTAACTCCAGATGTATCTTCTTGGCTATAGGATAAGAAGAGATTATCTCCAACGACAGTAGGCATTGCATATATATCGTTGTTTACATTAGCTGATTGTACAATAGCTATGGTTGTTGGAGATAGTCCTTCTGTTGCTTTGAGGGTGAACTGGGCTTTAGTTGAGATCAGAACAAGATCCCTCTCAAACGGAATAGCAAACTTAAGACTATCCCCATCAGTAAGATTTGGAGCAGCAGTGAAGGGATCTGAGTCAATCAAATCTCTAACCGTTGTTTTAAAGAAGTTAAAGTAGTCACCAGTTCCACTAAAGATCACTGAGCCTTCAGAAACAAAACCAAGACGGTCTTGAAAGGAGAACAAGGATGTTATACTTTGATCAATAAAACCGGGAAGAGGATTAGTATTATCGTCACCAGCCTCTCGTTTCGCCCAGTCGAAGTCTTTGTATGTAGTAAGTTGTACATACACATCTCCGGTTACATCGGAATCTATATCAACAACGGCACCAGTTTTTGATGTTGAGCTTAATGTTACCTTCCATACTTTAGCGGAGACACGGGACTCAACGGTCTTAATATAATAGGTAGTATCAAACTCTAGATTCGTTGCAAGTGCCGATAGTCCACCAGATTTTTCTTTAAACTGTATCGTATCACCAACAACAATAGGAGCAAGTGCGGTACTACTTCCATCATCACTAAAGCCAGCATCAAATGTAATTTGAACAGTGTTATCATCATCCATAACAACCTCTTCCTCATCACCATTTACGTAGAAAGCTCCACGAGCTTCCATAAGACCAAAGGAGTTATCAGGTCTACGCACAAGGAGGAGAGGCATCGTAGAGCCATTAATGCTTTGTGCTACCCCAGCACCACAATACTCTTCCCAGTGTCCAGTCCTGGGAATCTTTGATGTAGCATTAACTTGCCCATTCGCATTATCATAATTAGTCGCTCCTGCATTATTGGAGAACTCCTTAATTACGGTATCGTCAGAAACAAAACGAAAATATGATCCACCATCAATATCTGAGGATCCAACCTTAAGCGTATGATCAAGGAAGGAGTTGGGGGGAAGATCTGCGATAACATCAACATTCTTCCATGCCAAAACTTTTGAATCTTCACCATCAGATCCTGTTTGTGATACAGACGATAAAGATCCTCGATCTTTATTAATGTACATTGCCATAACACAATCAACACCATTCATATCTATATCATCTTCCGCAGAACCATATGATTGAGAATCAAGTGATGTGGCTTGTATCATATTATGGCCCACAGCGTTCTGTTTCGACGATAGTTTGTATGACCCACAAGCAGCAACCGTTTGCCCATCAGGCCAGCAGCCATGATGATCAGATACTGAGGTATCATTATCCAATCTTCGGGAGGAGGTGGCGGAGGATGACTTTTTTGATATTACGGTCTTTTTATATGTTGTAGTAGTTCCATTAATATCTTCTTGCCAAGTTATATGGTGGAGCCGCTCATAACCAGATGTATACACAACACTCTTTACCCACCAAACAAAAATATCATCATTTGTAATATCAGTTCCAATGGTTCCACTATCATCAGGATCCTCAATTGATGCACCAGGGAATGTATATCCGGGCCATGTCGATGTTCTACCATCTTCATCAAGAGCAGCAGTAGCAGAATCAAGCATCTTAGGAGTTACCTGAGAATCAGCAATAAAGGTTACATCGCCAATAGTTGTTGTACTCGTATACTGAGGAGCAAACGAAGCTCCAGCGGAAGCATACTTTGCGGCAGCGGTTGCTGTAGAACCTTGAGAGCTAGGGTAATGACAGACAGGCTCCTTACCTCCAGAACCACTAAAGATCTGCCAGTAACCTGCTCCGAGTCCTACTACAATTTTTTCAGCATCACCGACATGCAGAGGAATAAACACCCCGTAGTTTGCAGCATTGCTTGCTTCAACTGTTTGTAGGAATGTAGAGCCTGGACGTTTCGTTAGTCCAAACCGGGTTGACAGCATACAGTTTTCTGATGCGTCAGACATGTGCCCATCTTCACGCAATGCATAGGGGCGTGTGGAAACGCCGCTAATAATAGATCTGGCTTGATAACCAAAATTAGCCACTACGTAGTTCCCCACCACGCTGGGCCAACACCACCAATAACAGGACGCTGTGCTCCAGAAACAATCTTAAAGATATCGTAGTTATCAAAGATAGACCATGATTCTTGTGCAGCTTCATATGACTCAAATGCTGATTTTGAAGCAAGAAGTTGTGTACGAAGGATTGCATCAATTTGTGCATTACCGACCTGTGTTGCTTGGAAGTTTACTGCTGCCATAGCAATTACATACATCTTTGCGGCTTCTGGCATATCTTCAAAAGCCAGGTAATAGGTTATGATTGTTTTATATGTATCACCAGTGAAGGCTGTGAAGCTATGGGACTTTCTATCGTATAGCTTTCTTGTTCCGGCATCATCTCGAATGATTACATCAAGAGATCCAGCATCATTTGCTGCTAGATCAATAGTGGCAACGTCTGTCCCCACAGTAATTGCATTTCCACTGGTTGTAAGTTCAACATCATATTCTGTATTAAATCCCCATGGATGAGACATCAAGTCCCGCATCGAGTTCTTTAGATCTTGGTATGCGAGGTTAGCAATCAGAGATATTGTTGCTGAGGACAGCTCTGTGTCACTGGCAAGCTTCTCTCCACCAACCGTGGATAGAATCCTGTTGACTGCTTCTACGTCAGTGATTGCTGTGATTGATGTTGCCATATATTATTAAGAGGTTATGGGAGGCACCCACTAGGGATGCCCCCCGTTTTTAGCTAGTTGCTATCAGGCAGTCTCGATGAGAACAATAGCATCGTTGCGAAGTGCGCCCATGCCTTGAGCCATCTTAGCAACCATCAGGGTGCCTTGACGCTCGATGATGTACTCGGACTCCATCGTGATATCCTTAAGCTTGACAATACCTGCCGCAGCTTTATGGAACACAAGGCAAGCAGTATCCGCGTTCATGGCAACAATACCATCGCCATCGTCGCCATCAGGGGTCGCCCCAGGTGCAGCAAGGTTACGAATACCTTGATCTTCAGCGGCTCCCGCAGAAGGGTGCTTACCGTCAGTAAAGCCAGCAGTACCACCTGCATCAGCACCATCATCAGTAGAAGCCCAACCATCGCAGTTAGTCACGATAACAGGCATACCAGCAATCTGAGTACCACTAGGCTCACCACGAACACCAGCGTCCGCATGGAGACCACGAGTATCCATAGTAGCGTGCATACCAATACTTAGAACACCAGCTTTAAGCAGGTTGTAGTAAGCAATCGGCGGCATCAGGACCACGCGGTCTTCCTTCGGAACATCCTTCTCATCAAGCGCCTTAGACGCATTGTAGATGGCGTTAACTGCCGCAGCAGAATCCGTGTAGAAGTTTGTCGCGGTTTCAACAGCGTTCTTAGCCGTGGGAGTATGCTCGTTAGCAACAGTACCATGATCCAACGCAGCAGCCGTCAGGGTGTGCCAAGCCAAGTTATCTTGGTGACGCGCCAAAGCACGGCCAAGTTCAGTAGCAAAAGCAGAGCGGTAATCATAATGGGTCATTGCTTCGTCAAGCTGATCAATGAAGCAGCTTGCCGTGAGCAAGTTATCAATGAAGATTACTCGTTCTGATTGCTTAATAGCAGAAATGTAAGCGTTAGAATCAGCAGAGTCGTCGTCAAAAAGACTTTCGCCCTGGGTGAAATAACGCGCAAGCGCAAGACCCGTAGTCGGGAATTGTGCGGATTTTCCACTCGAAATCGTACGAGTGGTTAGGAGCGTGGAGACTTTAATTGCACGTTCATATGCATTTAGAACCTCACCGCTAAAGACTTTAAGAAAAAGTGATCTCTCATCGCCAGCACCAGCGGACTGACCTCCAAGAGATAGTGTAGCAGCCATGATATCCTCCTATGGATTGATGGACTCTAAAATAATAAAAGAAAAGTTACTCAAGCTCACCACCACAGGAGGTTGTCGGACGCATCCGGCCTTCGTTAGCAAGCTTGTGTTTTGTTTAAAAGACTGTGTCGGGAGTCACAGAGAGTTTGCGTGTTACCTCGTCTCTAAAAGCAGCATCAGTGCTGTATTTCGGATCAGACATAGCAGCCATTACCTCGCCCCTACTACGGAAACCCGCAGGAGTAGCAGACACGGTTCCTTGTACATGTGTTGCGCCAGCACCAGTTGCGGCTTTATATCGTGCATACATACCTTGTAGGAGTACGGCAACTTCTTCACTTGTGCCTTTTCCTACTACGTTATTATATGCGGTACGTTCTGCTTCAGAAATGCTTTCTTGCATCCACTCACTCATGTTGTTGAAGTTATCTTCCCCACCAACAACGCCCATAAGCTGTGAAGTTTCCGCATCAGCGGTTGCTTTAACACCATTGACATATCTATCAACATACTCACGAGAAATTCCACGAGATTCAAATTGCTTGTAATGATCATCTGAAATTTCACCGTGTTCAGTGAAGTATTCTCCAGAGTCAGCAAGAAGTTTATCAAGATTACTTATCGGGGCATCACCTGAACTTAGCTTCTGCTCAAGACTCTGGTATGCTTGAACAAGATCTTCCTGTGTTTTAAATTTACCCAAGATAAGTTCGCTTTCAGCAACTTCTGCGTTGGGGTGTTGTGCTTGTTCTTTCTGGAGATCTCCGTCAGCAATAAGTTGTGCTTCCTGCTCTGGGGTATAGGCAGGGGCGATTTCAGAATCAGTATTAGGGGTAAAGCTATCAGCCATTGGATTTTAAGCTCCTTGAGGTTGTGGAGGTTGGGGGGGTTGTTGTCGTTGTCCACCACGTTGCATACCTTGCATCATTGCTTGTTGCATCATGGCTTGCTGCTGTTCTTGCTGAAGTTCTTCTGGAGTTTTTACCAATCCCTCCACAGGAACACCAAGAGCAGTAGCTCGACGAGAAATATATTCATTCACATTAATATACTGGCCTAGGGCTTCAGGGCCAAAGAGTTGACCCATTCCAGCCAAGAGGGCATCCAGTTTTTCAAGCTCAGCAGCGCGACCGATTGCATCCACACCAACGATAATAGTAGGATGCACCTCCTTTGGAAGTTTAGGAATCTCTTTACGCTTCTGGAGATTTTTCAGAAGCATTTTAATTAGAGGCAGTTGGAACTCACTACTAAGAAGAGAATACAGACCACCAAGAGTTTTTTCTACTTGGCGAATAATAGCCTGAATCTCCGTAGCGGTTACCCTTTCCGCTTGCCTAAACAAATCGGATGTGATCATAAAGGCTTTACCGAGCCTTTCTTTGATCTCAGCAATGGTAGATAGAGCGACACTCATATCTGCATGTTTGTTAACTTGAAGCACAGATACATCGTTCGCGCTGCCTTGCACGATAGCTCCGTTTGCGCTTTGAGCCAAAGATTTAGCTTTTGTCGTGCCGTTTGGACTAACGAGGAATAGGACTTTTGCTGATGCTGCGGAACCCTCAAGGATCGCTTGTGACAGTCCCTCTAGTGATCGGATATCTCCGATGTGCTCCTCAACGAATGATCGTCCATAGTCTTCTCCATCAACACGAGTAAAACGCAGTGCAATGTAGGGGAGTTCATCCTCCTTATACGTGACATCAGAGCCGGGAATTATAGTTTTTTCTACATGCTGATATACAAGATACTTTTTAGTATCGTGCTGATAAAGGATGCATGTATAAAGATCAACAAGCCTATCACTTGAAGCATCTGACTGGACAATTGCTGCAACTTCCTCATCCAATGCTTCAAGATGTACTTGTTCTTTAATAATAATCTTGACGGGTTTACCGTTAGGTCTACGCTTGATTACGTAGTTATCCATCCTAAAGGTTCTCATGCCCCCAGCATTATCAATATGAATGAGAGCATTCCCTGTTACAACAAGGAGTCGTAGTGCTTCATGAATAGGAGGTCTATATGACTGAATCTCAATTTCTTTCTGTACGATCTGTTCAATATTAGAAAGATTACGCTCAACCTCAGAGATGACTGCTGGATCTTGTAGAGAAGCTTTTGCTGACTCCTCAATTACAAGCCTAAAGAAGCTCTGCGTTGGGGGGAGCAAAGACATCAGAAGGTTCGCTGCTAGGGAGTTGACTCCTCTAGCTCCCAAGGACTGGTATGGTTGGTAGAGCTTTTCATGATGCTTGTTATCAGCAGAAGTGTATGCCGGGGGCATCAGAGCAGGAATCGTAAACTTAGCTGAATCCTCTGCTCTGTCGATATACGGAGAGCGATCAATCGCCATCCGCTCATACAATTCCTTGGGGGGCATCATTAGACGTATAGCCCCCTACGTCCGGGCCTTTTACGTGCTGTCATATCTACCCTTGTAGGTCTTTTTGTTCTTGCATCAAAATCTGCTATTGACGCCATTTCTAATTCTTTTCGTGATTTCTTAGCTTCTGACTTGGCGTCTTGTTGACCTTTGATAGTAGCCCCGGTACTTAGGGCTGTACTGACGACCATAAATTTTTTGAACGTGTTCAGTGCTTTGAAAGCTTTTATTCCTGTTGTGATAAGAGGGGGACACATAATAAACTCCTTACGGCATATCCTTTGAGTGATACTTAAGCCAAACAGTCCAAACATTAGAAGAACTACTTGTGTCAAATAAACGAATTGATGCTCCCCCACCAGGGATTGCATCATATAAAATAAATCCAGCATTACTTGCTGTCGGTGTAACAATATGAGTAGAAAGAACCATATCTCTTACGAGGATTTTTCCAGTTCCTCCGATCTGCCACTTTGCTGCACCCGTACAGATTGCGTGAATAGCATAGACCGGAGGATCATTTGGAAGATCAATCCAATCCGATGCTGCTCCACCAGACATCGTACCAGTAACTACAACATCTGTAGCACCTTCGTATGCAGTTTTAAGGGCCATTATTTACCGCGCTTCCTTTTTACGGGCTTCGATCTCTTACGCCTCACAGTTTGTCCTGTACGCTTGGCATATGCTTTGGCATCCTTATTTCCCTGTCTTGTATAAGGAAAGTTTCGTCCACCTACCTGAACCATTAGTAGATCCAAGTCATGGTGCAGGGATTAGCGTCCTCTCCACCACCTGTAGATGTATCAATAAGGTAGAACTCGTGGGGAATGGCCCCCTTGTTGAGCACACCGACTTTTGTGGCGTTGGCTGTTTGCATCTCAGCACTCATGATAAGATCTCGGTAGACGCTATCTGCCGCACCACCTGTACCACCAGAACCACGCATTTGGAACTTCACGCTTGCGTAGGTCGCCACCAAGATGATGCACTTGGCATCTCCAGGGTAATACGGCCCTGAACGTCCTTCATCGGGGACGGTAACATCAATGGTTACTACGTGCTTGTCAGCTTCAGTAGATGTGTTATCTGCTGCTTTCTGTTTAATGTAATTTCTATCGGCCATATTAGTATACCCAGTACATTGTTGCTGCGTTTGTGGAAGCGGAGGTGTCGTAAAGGAAAAACTCTCTAGGTATCGTGTCACCATTGATAACACCAACCTTTGTAGCCGTGGCTGATACCATCTCTGCTGACATAGTCAGTTCACGCATAACTGTTTCAGCAGCCCCACCAGATCCCCCGGAACCACCAACCCAAAATTCAATAGTCCCGGCAGTTGCAATAACGAAGATTGCCTTAGCGTTTCCGGGGTAATACGGACCAGCACACCCGGACTTCGCACTGGGAGGGAGGGTTGCGTGTCCAGCAGGAACGGTTACGTCTGTGGTGACGACATGCTTTGCAGCTTCAGCGGCAGTGCCATCCGCTGCTTTTTGTTTGATGTAAGCCTTATCTGCCATATTAGTTCTCAGGGTTGGTTTGGTCTTCGTGGATTTCAATAAGGAAGTTTACCATAGCACGTTTACCGGCATAGTGGTGTATGGCTTCAATCGTCATATCAGGAGATGGGCATTTCTCAGGACATATTTCGTTGAGACGATCAATAAGGGCTTTCGAGATGCGGGGGAATTCTATTGTTTTCATTTTTTGATGGATGTAGATGATCAACTACATAATTGCGATTGTGCTCCGCCGTGTTGAGTTGATTTTTTGATGTATCCATATTGGGGAAGTAATGAAGAGTACGTCTGCCGGTTCTTGAGAACTTAAGAGTACGGTAAACTCGACTAAGAGGAACACCTAAAGTATCACTTATTTCTCGTGGGGACATCCCGACTTCGCCATAAAAGTGGATACGATCAGTCGTATTCTTCATTGACTTCAATGTTATGTGG